TAGCCTTGGCGATGCCCTCCTCAATCTTGCTGATCTCAACCTTGCCCTTGCCGCTAGCCTTCTTACACTCACTAGCCTTGCGCTCAACAAGAATCTTTCCAGCAGCGTCACGGTTATTGTGAGATTCGATAATGAAGAAAGTCTGATCGGCAGGCTGGTTGTTGAGCTCGTTCTTGGCAGCTTCGATGTCGAGGAAGGGGATCTTGACCTTCTTGTCCTCGCTGACGAGGAACAGAGTCTTGACGTCCTTCAGTTCCTTAGCAGAACGGTTGGCGATACGAACGGTGTGCTGAGCGGTCATGGTAAACTCCTTTTGGTTGTGGTTGGCGCGACCAGCGCCGGGTTGTTTGGGAGCACCTTGATTGGTGCAACTTCAAGATACATCCGACAAAGTGCAAAAGCAAGAAAAAATTTGAAGAAATTTTAATCTTCGGAAGAAGTCCTGACAACGAGGAGTTCTTCAGCATTGGCGAGCTGGACGCGAGTGTAGTCAAGATCCATGGCGACGGTGGCCACCTTCTCGCGAAGAACGGCGAGCTCGTCGAGGTCAAGACGACCGTCGACTATGGCATCCAGGACCTCTCCGCGAAGCTCGCTGAAGGTAGTCTCGAACTCAGTGAACCAACTCGCGAACCCCACTGACAAAAGTAGAAGCCTTGATACCTTCCATTTCAGTCCTCCTTTCCGAACATTTCCATGCGGTCCTTGACCATCTCGAGGAGCTCCTTCGCACCCTCGAGCTCAGCATAGTCACTATCGTTCTGTGGGAGCGCGAGGAGGTCATTCACGTGCTGTAAAGCAACCACGATATTCGCCATGGCTGCTTCGCGCTTCGCGGTAGACTTCGGAGTCAAGTTGGTCATCGCTTTCTCCTTTTGGTTGTGGGTGCCCTGGCTCATCAGCGCAGGTAGGGCAGTTCCTGCGGACAGGGCCGAAGCCCTGTTTCGCCCCACTATTGACCGTGTTGGTGGGAGAAGCTGCGTCCGGTGACTTCGCAAGCCAGCTTCGTCGGGCGAACACAGGCATCGCGGCCACTGTTTCCATCGAGCTCGACCATACCCTTCTTCTTGAGACTGGTGAATACGCCACGAAATTCAGGACCCTCGATGCCGGCATACTCAGCAACGCTGTCAACCCAGGCCCAACCACTCTCAACATAGAACGAGTTGCTGAAGATACCCTCAACCAAGGTCTTGGTTTCGAGGTTGGTGAGTTCGATCATGGCAATCTCCTTTTGGTTTCGGGCACCTTCAATCGGTGCAAGTTCACGATACATCCGTGAAAACTCAAAAGCAAGAGAAAAGTTCAAAAAATTTTCACTTCTTTCTACTTCCTCTTGCAACTTGCACTTGTGCCTCGGCGAAGCCAGCACCTTTACATTTTGGGCATGGGCTTGGCTCCCGGACCGTGAATCCAACCTGCTTCCAAACCCGTCCGTCACCGCCACAGACGCTACAAGTCGTCCGGGTAAGGCGCAGCTCAGCATCGTAGCGCCTCCGGCGTTCGGCGTCGCCTAGGACGCCCCAGGCCTCTGTAATCTGGCAGAAAACCGCGTGGTCGCCACCCTTATCGGGGTGGTGCTTCAGAGCCAGCTCACGGTAGGCGTCTCGGATTTCCGTGGCGTCGGCCGCTGGTGGGAGAGACAAAATGGCGTAGAGGGTGGTCATAACATCGCTCCTTAAGAAGAACAGTGGTTTGAAGAGAACGGGCTCTCGGTTCCGCAGTGTTTGCGCTTGTTCGTAATCTGTCTGTTGGTGATGGTGGTGATGTCAGGATCCAGAACTAAGTGTGTCGTTCCGTAGACGCGAGGGACTTTATGGATCATCGCGCACACAGCGGTCGCCTTCTTATATGCCGCTCACACTCGGCACCTTCCGTTGTCGTCATAGAACTCATCGAGCTCGTCGAAGATTCCCCTCATCAGGTCGGGTTCCATCTTCAGGCCTCTAAGCGTGTGCGCGTAGGCTTTGAGAGGAATGCCGTGCTGCAGACCAATGCTCACGGAGATCGCAAATGCGTTGATCATGGCCCTCCCAAATGTACCTTCCCGCTGGTGGTCCAAGAAGATCTCACCGATGGTCCCGTCCTCGTATTCTCCGGTAGACATGTGGACCTTGTCCTTGCCAGTTCCCACAACCATCCGAATGCCAAGCCTTCGGTGCGGCAACCTGTGGCGCTTAGCAATCGTGCGTGGTTCAGAACTTTTTGATTCGTGCTTTTGACTCACGGGTCTTACCCTCCCTTTCGTGGTTGTAGATCTGCCCCAGCGCGGGACCGTTCTCAATGGCTTCAAGCTTCAGTGCGTTACGGATCGCCCAGAGCTTCTGCGGTCCGTCTTTCGTCGGCACTGGCATTCCCCTGTAGACCCGGTGGAATCCGGCAGAGCGCAGGGCTCTACCAATACCGTTCGATGTGATTTTCTTATTGCCTGTCGGGTCGTAGATCCCGAGCAACTCGCTCGTGGTCCAGAGTTCGTAGCGTAGAATCTCATCTCCGAGCCTGAGCACCATGTCCGGAGCAGCCTTTAGCCGATCAACCCAAGACATCACATCTGAGCGACCGTCCTCAATCATCTCCTGCTTACTGAGCGTCATCGGCGCGTGGCCCTGTGGGTTAAACCCATCCATGGGGAGCGCCAGCAGGTAATGGAACAAGGCGCTCGGTCCTGATCCGTCGAGCCACTTCATGTAACTCTGGTAGAACTCAGACGGCAACGGGTTGCCCCGAACTTCGTGAATAAAGAACCGTCGATCAGTGTCCTCTACGAAGAAAGCGTCCGGGTGATTGCTCGTGAAGAAGTAATTAATGCAATCCGGAACCGTGTAGCTCGCAACGAACTTCGGGTTCAGGCGCAGCTGCTTCTGTGTGATCATGGACTTCATCTTGTCCGCAGCGTGGCGCTTGTCACCGCCCGTGATCTCGTCGCCCATCACGAACTGCCGGTTCTCAGCCCACTCGTTGTGCGCACTGAGCAAGTCGCGCTCGCTGATCTCCGTTGCGTTGTCGCCGTATATCTTGAACATGGTATAACCAATCAGCGACTTCCCCGTTCCGTGAACTCGACCCCACAGAAGAACACTACTTAGCAGCTTCGTTCCAGGATGCTGCAACGGATAGGCCAGCCACTGCTCGAACCAACGTCGTGCTTCGGGCTCCGCTTCTCGGAAGATAAAATCCAGAAGCTGTTTGAACGGAACCACACTGCCCTCGGCAGGTCGGCATCCCCAGTTCCGCCATGTGTTGTACTCCCCACGCTCGGTGATGATGCCCTTACCCGGTGCGAACGTCATGCACTGCGCCTCGCTCCTGAGCGGCCACTCGATCCATTCCTTCGGAGCGCTCTTCTCTATGGATTTCATCTCCCCTTTCTTTCCAGTGGGAACGTGTATGACAAACTTCCGGTTCGCGTAGGTGTGGTTGACGAAGCTGTGGGGAGAGATTCTCGCATGTGTATCGCGATTGATGATCAACCCTGGGTTGCTGATGTAGATGACTTCCTCGTTGAGCTTTAGCAGTTCCTCTGCCATCTCAAACAGCGTCGCTTCCTCGAGAAGGTTGCGGAAGGCCTCGACTCCCTCACTCACAATGAAGTCGTCCATGCCAGCTTTCCCACCTTGCGCGAGAGGAGTCGGTATTCTTACAATAAAGGTCTGCGCTCCGCGATTGAGCAGTTCCTTCGCCAGTGCGTTCTCGGCGGCGATGACCATGGGGTTGGTTCTGGCGTCGCTGTCGTAGCAGATGTAGACCACTCGACCCAACCACTCGAACTCGTCGAACTGCGGGAGCGTTGTCAGCTTGTTCTTCGTGCTCTTCCAATTCCACACTCCGCCGAGTCCGATTGTCGGGAAGCCATACTTGCAGCCGCAAGCTGCCTTGAGCTCACCCTCCGTGATACACAGTGGCTTCGAAGCATCCTTTGCAAGGTCTCGCCAGTTGACGAGGCTAGGAAGGTAGAACTCGTTGAGGGTCTTCGGCGCCTGCGAGTATCTACGATCCTTCTTGTCGGTCAGCTTGTCCCAGCCCTCCTTCGCTGTTTCAAGATAGCGATACCGCCAGAACTTCGTGACCCTACCCTTAAGATCGAAGTATGGGATGAGAAACCCAGCCTTGTGCACGTCAAGCTCTTGTGGGGAGGCTTGTGCGGTGCAGGGTTTCATACCCAACTTCTTCGCGTCGTCCTCGTTGAGCCCACTCATCTCGAGCTTGTCCAGCATGGCGTCTCGTACCTGTGCTGGGTTCTTGAATTTAGATGTTATTGCCATGCTGTTCCTTTCGCAATTTCGACTTGTAAATGAATACAGGACAGCATCCATGCATCTCAACATCTGTTGCTAGGGTGTCTTCGGCGGGCCACTCCATAGATGCTCTCTGTCGTATGTTAATAAGTGGGGGTACACTGATCTCGGACCACTCTTTGTAAGTGTGATCCTCTCCGTTGAAACGAAGACCACGCATGAGCTCTATACGCTGCCCGTCAGTGCTCACCACAGCCACTTTACGCCGACCATGAAGGCTCTGAGGATGCTTGCGTGGCATGCCTAGCTCCTCTCAACAGCATACTTCTTTTCGACGATGGCCATGCCAGCGATCAAGGCCTCGACATATACTCTATGTCGAGAGGGCTTCTTGTAGATTGGACCGGAAGGAAGGTCGGGGATCTCTGCGAGCTTGGCATTGCGCTCCTCCTCTGCCTTCTTGAGCAACTCAAGGCGCAGCTGCTCGGCGGCTTTGTAGCCTTTTTTCTTAAGGGTGTTTTTGATCTCGGCGATGTCAGGTGCCGACAACACGATCTCACGCTTCAGTTCGGAAATGCGCTGTCGATGAGAACGTCGCTCTGCGAGCAACTCGTTCTTCCGCGCAGTCTCTGCGATGTCCAAGCTTCGACGTATTGCGTCAACACGTGGGAGTAGATCGTCGGGGATGTCGATAAGGGTCCGCATGGGAAGGCCTCCGAAAGGACGACTATTATACCTGGTGTGCTGTGGTGCGTATATTAAAAGTGCTGCGGGTTCCGTATGTCCGATGCACAAGTCGTAAAGATCCTCGACGCGATGATCACAGAGAATGTGCAACGTCGAAAGTGCAATATTACAATTATGGCATACCGTCGTCCAAATCCCCCCTAGTGTAAAATTGTATAGGGTAGAGATATATATAGCTCTACTCTACCCTTTACTCTCTCTTTCTTAATATAAAAATAGTAATAAGTGTAATAGAGTAATTAAAGACCCTGGAAGGCCCAGCCTGCCTCGCTTTGGCAATTACCCTCCCACTACGCTTATTACACTTAGGGTTCTCTAAGAACGCCAGAATTCTCCCCAGAAGCTCTGCTCCAGGACCTCTGCGAGACCACGATGACAACCGTCCCAGAAGAGCGCGCAGAAAAATTAACAAAGTGCAAAAGAAAGTTCTTTACACGGTATTAATTATGCGGTATTTTACGAGTTTGTTATTCCTTTCTGGACGTTCTCTATATGCCCCTCGGACCTAAGAAGACTAAGAATAAAGTCCTGACTTCTGGTCGGCAGGGCATTGCCATCTCCCAAGAGCGGTGGAACAAGTTCTTCGACATGTTGAGCCAAACCGCCAACGTTACGAAGAGCGCCGAGTATGCCGGCATTTCCCGCACTGTCATCTACGATCGCAAGCGTGACGATGCTGAGTTCGCGAAGAAAGTGGATGAAGCCTACCAGCGCGGATACGAAGTTCTTGAAGAAGAGTGCCAACGTCGTGCCTTCGCAGGATACGACAAGCCTGTCTTCCAGGGTGGTCGTCAAGTCGGGGTCGTCCGCGAATACAGCGACACTCTCGCGATGTTCCTTATGAAGGGCAACAAGCCTGGCAAGTATCGTGACCGCATCGAGGCGACGAACACAAACCTCAATCTAGACGCCAACAAGGATGATCAGATTCGTGAGCGACTGCGTGCCAAGCTGCTCGGCTGAGCGGACCTTCAGCGCTGAGCTGTTCATGCTCCTCCCCAAGGAGGAGCGCGAGGCACGTCTAGAGGAACTCACCCCAGAGGAGGCTGAGGCGTTGCTCTACGACTGGTATTGGTGGGCTCGGGACAACCAGCTGCTTCCCGGCAACGTTAACCCAAGAACTGAGGACGGAAGTTGGACCACGTGGCTCGTTGACGCAGGTCGTGGCTTTGGTAAGACGCGAGTCGGCGCCGAGACCACGAAGATTTGGGCTCGGGACTTCGAATACGTGAACCTTGTTGGCGCCACTGCGGACGACGCACGCGACATCATGATTGAAGGCGAGAGCGGTATCCTCGCAATTTGCTCCCCCAGTGAGCGTCCTCTTTACATCCCTTCTAAGCGTCAGCTGCTCTGGCCCAACGGAGCGAAGAGCCTTATCTTCACGGCTGACGAACCTGAGCGTCTTCGTGGTAAGCAGCACATGAAGGCTTGGGCGGACGAAGTCGCTGCGTGGCGATATCGCGATGCGTGGGACCAGCTCATGTTTGGTCTGCGTCTTGGTAGCTCCCCCCAGGTCTGCGCGACCACCACTCCTAAGAACACGGAGCTGATTCGAGAGCTGCTCAACGACCCCATGACGATCGTCACTCGGGGCACTACCTACGATAATAAGAAGAACCTCGCTCCTGCGTTCTACTCACGCATCATCAAGAAGTATGAGGGGACGCGTCTCGGCCGGCAAGAGCTCAACGCTGAGTTGTTGACCGACAACCCTGGCGCTTTGTGGAGCCATACCCTCATCGACAAGAACCGGGTGAAGAAGAGCGACGTTCCCGAGGATCTCTCCCGCATAGTGGTCGGCGTCGACCCTGCCGTAACCAGTGGCGAGGAGTCCGACGAGACGGGCATCGTGGTCGCGGCCCGCGACAACCAAGAGACCCCGCACTTCTACATCTTCGACGATGCTTCCATCGCCATGGCCTCCCCCAACCAGTGGGCTCAGCGCGTGGTGGATACCTATCGGGCCTTCGCTGCTGACCGCATCATCGGTGAGGTCAACAATGGTGGCGACCTCGTTGAAGCTGTCATCCGTAACAAGATGCCCTTTGCTTCCTACGAAGCTGTCCGTGCTTCTCGTGGTAAGATCGTCCGGGCAGAACCTATTGCAGCGCTCTACGAACAAGGTCGCGTCCACCACGTTGGTTCCTTCTCATTGCTGGAAGACCAGATGTGCGACTACGACCCAAACACCAGCACGAAGTCGCCTGACCGCATGGACGCTCTGGTCTGGGCACTGACTCAGCTGAGTGGTGACGACGTATCACCTGAACCTGTCACTGCAGGATCGCGGAGTATGTCATGACGTGTGCTGTCTGTGCACTCGAACTGTTCCGTGTCCGACTCGAGGGCATGATTGCGGACGCCGCTGCCGAGATAGCTGAGCTCCGAGATCATCGCGTTCTGTCCGACGATTGCAACGCGATTAACCTGATGAACTTTGAACTAAATGGCCTGTGCTTGGCACTTCGTGAGCTCGACGAAGACCGCTATGCTCAGGTTAGTTTCACGGATCCTGCGTGGATTGAACAGCACCGCACAGATATCTACCACGGAGGACAGGTATGAGCATTCTCACCCGCATCTCCAACGCACTGACTTCTTTTACCCGGCCTGCCGGAACCAGCGAGTCTTCTGGCCCCAAGACCGCAGCGCTGTGGAGCGACACCGCAGTTAATGAGCTCATCGAGCTGCTGACCCGTATTCCTGAGACCGACGAACTGCTGACTCAGGCGGGCATCACTCGTGCGTCGCTGAAGAAGCTCGAGACCGATGATGAAATCTTCCAGGGTCTTCGCACTCGGCGTGAGGCTGTTGTCGCTACACCTTGGCGCTTCGAGGGTGGCGACGAAGTTACCAACGCTCTTCTTGAGGAGGAGCTGAAGCCTCTCATGGAGCAGATCGTCTCTGGTGCGTGGAAGGCTGTGCCTTTTGGCTACTCCGTTCTTGAAGCAGTCTATCGTCGTCGCGAAGATGGGAAGATTGGCCTCGCCAACGTCGTGGGGAAACCCATTGAGTGGTTCGATCCTAGGCCCGATGGTTCTCTTCGTTACTTCGCTGCTGACGGGCTCAGCGCTGATGGCGAAGTCTGCGACCAGACCTATAAATTCTTCCTCACCCGGGTTGACCACAGCTACCAGCAGCCCAAGGGTGAAGCCCTTCTCAGCCGTCTCTACTGGCCTTGGTTCTTCCGCTTCAATGGATGGCGGTTCTGGGGTCAATTTCTTGAGCGCTTCGGACAACCTTTGCTCGTTGGTAAGAGCAGCAAGCCTGAGGCTATGGCCAAGGCTTTGCTTAATGCTCACCAGGACGCTGTCATCGCCATCGGTCCTCAGGACGATGTCGCTGCAGTCAGTCCTGTGACCTCCGGCGAGGCCTTTGAGAAGCTGGAGCAGGCTGTTGTTCGCCGATTCCAGAAGGTAATTCTCGGACAGACTCTGACTTCGGACACTGGGAAGAACGGTGGCGGGTCCTATGCCCTCGGCCAGGTTCATGCTGAGGTTAAGGAATCTCTCCGCAAGGCTGACATCCGCCTCGTTCGCGGGACCGTTCAGCGCATCGTCAACGCTCTATGCGCTCTAAACAATGTGGTTAAGGATGTTCCGGAGATAGTTTTTGCCGACGACGCAGGTCTGGAAGTCGCTCGCGCAGACCGCGACAATAAGCTAAACGCTATTGGCGTTCGGTTTACGAAGGAATACTTCCTGGATCGCTACGATCTCCGTGAAGATGACTTCGAAATCGTCCAGGTGTCGTCTCAGCCCTTTGGAGGGACCCCTGGCGACCCCCAGACCTCTGGACGATCCACAGGTGACTCCAGTGCTTCTGGAGAGGATGCTGGAGGCACGGTTCCGACCGATGAGAACGGCGATCCTACGAACCCACAAGCGGAGCTCGCTCGGCGTCTTGATGTGGGCCCTATGGCCTTCGCTCGGAAGAGAAAAAGCGACCCGAAACGGTTCGTTCCTGCGCAACAGAAGATCGAGGAAATGGCAGACGATGCGTTGGGAGTCTGTCCACAGGTTATAAGCACAGCTTTGGTCCGAGAAGCTGTGCTTGCAGCACGTGATCCTCAAGACTTGGAAGATCGTCTCGCAGTTCTCATTGGATCAAATAATCCGCAGTTTGCGCGAACCTTGGAGCAAGCAATCTTTGCAGCTGATGTTATCGGTTACCTCAACGCTGAAGGAAAGATCTAGCCGTGCCCCTCACCTTTGCAGAAGCTCTCCGTTTCGCCGAGTCTCGGCAGGTGGAGCTTCCGTCTGAATACTATGGGCAGATGCAGGGAAAGGCGCGTGACATGGCTTTCTCTGTCGCAGGTGTCGCATCTCGAGAACAGTTGCAAGGTGTTCTGGATTCACTCAAGGCAGTTCAGACTGAAGGACTTACCTTCGCCCAGTGGAAGGAGAAGGTCAAAAGTGGAGAGGTTGACCTAAGCCTCCCCGATTACCGCCTCGACAACATCTTCCGAACCAACATGCAGGTTGCCTACAACCATGGGCACTGGCAACAGCAACAGAAGTTCAAAGACACGCGACCCTATCTCATGTACGACGCGGTCAACGACAGCCGGACTCGCCCGTCGCACCTTGCGCTGGACAACGTCATTCGCCCAATCGGCGATCCCTTCTGGGCTACACACTATCCTCCCAACGGATACCGCTGCCGTTGCTCTACTATCAGCATGACGGAGGCGCAGGCCCGAGCACGTGGAGGAGTCACCGAAGAGCCGACTGAGGGCTGGCCCAAACCCGATAAGGGTTGGGATTACAACCCCGGTGAGGCGTTCGACTTTGGTGTTGAGCAGGCTAAGTTGCCACGCTCTGGTGGGTCAGACCAGTTGCAGAAGGCAATGGAAGATCTTGAGAAGCCTCAAGTATCTCCAAAAGTGATAGCGACAGAAGAACAAATGAGGGAGTTTTTTGGTGAGGTAGATAAAGGTTCAGCACGCTGTGTCAATGCGCTAATAAAGAAGTTGGAAGAACGAGAGTGGGATGCTTCTGTCTTCACACAGCGAAAACTCTCAGCCACAATTGTTGACGCCTCTAGAGTTCCACAAGGAGCCTGCGGGCTCTATAGAAACAACACAGTCTACGCGTCCCCAAATTACCCAAAGGTTACAGAAACGTTGGCGCACGAGGTTGGGCACCATATCAGCTCCACACTGATATCGCTCGGACGACGTGATTTGCTTTCAGGTGTGTATGATGAGATGGCGACAGCAACACGCGCACTTGACACTGCAGGATTTACAGAAAAGATGCGTAGTCTTCTTAAAACTGGAAAGTATTCAGAGATTGAAGCATTAGCTCGGAAAGCCAAGATAAAAATTCCTTCTGGCTACGCACTAACCAACAATCAAGAGTGGCTTGCTGAGATGTTCAGGCTTTACGTGCATACCCCGCAAATAGTAGAGCTCTCTTTCCCATCTGCGTTTCGAGCATTTGAAACTATCCGCACCGGCGGTGTGCTATGAAGAAACTAATTCTTTGGCAAGGTTCGAAGATGGGCGTCCTTAATGATATAGGTGGTATTGAAGATGCCACGCCCGTGCTTGCTGAGTTGTCGGTCTCGTGGGCATCTGGCATTGCACACTACGGCCTTGGTGAAGATGGTAGTGACACTGTTGTAGTTGCCGAAAGAACGTACGATGCTATAAGCCAGGAACTTATGCTCTATGGGTTTGACCTTGTGGAGCAAGCATGAGGAGGAATAGGTGGCAGTCGACCCCGATGACCCGTATGACGAACATCCCTACGACTTGTATCCAGTTCCAACGCGGACTCCTCAGTGGCCAGAACCAGCCCAACCAAAAGGAGGTGACTATGGCTGACGTCTTCAGTTTCAAGAATGGTGTTGCGCCCCAGGCCAGTGACTTCGTCTTTCAGTTCGGAGTGCCTACGAACATCGTAGCCGGAGTGAATGACGGTAACCGCCGGTTCTCTGGTGTAGCATACACAGGTGACCCCATCACTAATCACCCCTATTGGGGCACAGTGATCTTTGACCTGAGTCTCATCGAGGTACCTGACAAGATGGCCATTCTTCGTGACCATGAGTGTGAGGATATTGTCGGCTTCAGTGATGAGTCGGCTGTCACGCAAGATGGCCTCGTGCTTGGTGGTGTGCTTTCTAAGGTCACTGATGCAGGCAAGGAAGTGTCTGCACTTTCTGACGAGGGCTTCCCTTGGCAGATGAGTGTTAGGATCCAGCCTTCTCGCATCGAGGAGCTCTCTGCTGGAGCGACTGCCACCGTCAACAACCGGACCATTACTGGCCCCGCATACATCTTCCGCGAGTCCAAGCTCGTGGAGACTTCCTTCACCCCCACTGGCTGGGATAGTGGAACGTCCGCTACTGCCCTCAGCCGCAACAGCAACCCTACTTCACAGGAGGACCAAGTGTCCAAAGAACTGGAAGCCAAGGTCGCGCAGCTTGAGGGCGAGCTGCAGGCCAGCAAGACGAACGCCGACGCCCTCACCAAGGAACTCAACGAGCTGAAGGCCTCCATCGCTACGAAGGAAGCCGAGGCCCGTATGAGCCGCATCAAGGATGCCTATGCCAAGGTGGGCAAGGAGCTGACGGAGGACGAAATCAAGAAGTTCTCTGCCATGCCCGACGACGCGGTCACGGCCGTCATCGACGCGCTCTCTTTCGCCAAGCCTTCGCCGGAAGAGTCTCTTCCCCAGGGCCTGTTCACTCACCAGGCGGACAACGGCAAGAATCCTGAAGTCGGCAAGAGAGCCGATCGTAGTCTGCTCGCGCTGTGCGACCAGGCTTCGCAGGCCTTCACCGCGTCCCGCAAGTAGTCCCGTCTCTCAACCGAATCCGAGAACAAGGAGATTCTACCAATGACTGCTTTCAACGAAAGCACCTACATTACTGACATCGTCAAGTGGGAGGTCAATCCTGACTACTCCCGCAAGCTCGTGACCGTTGTGGCCTCTGCTGCCCTGAAGCGTGGGCAGGTCCTGGCCAAGAAGACCTCTGACGGCAAATACTATCCCTCCGTGGATGGTGCTTCTGACGGCACTCAGAATGCCGTGTGCATCCTGCTCAATGACCTGGACATTACGGCTGGTGCTGTTGTGCCCGTCCTCTTCCGTCAGGCAATCATCGCACCTACCTACCTGGTGTGGGATGCTTCCTACAGTACTCAGGGCAAGAAGGACACGGCCATCGCCAACCTTGAAACCGCCTCGGGCATCGTCACCGCCACTACGGTCTAAGTCTGACCGCTCACTTCGTCCATTCAAAGGAGAAACACCAATGCCTATGCTCGACCCCTTTGCTGGCAACGGTTTCAGCCTCACCACGCTGACCGCCGCCATCAACAAGCTCCCCAACCGCTACGGTCGCCTCGAAGAGCTCAACCTCTTCCCCATGTCCGGGCTCACCACCCGTGCCATCGAGATCGAAGAGAAGAATGGCGTCCTGACCCTCGTGCCTACCAAACCTTGGGGTTCTCCCGCTAATATGAACATCAGCGGGAAGCGCGCCATGCGCACCTTTGGCATCCCCCATATGCCTCTCGAGGATTCCGTGCAGGCGGCGGATGTCCAGGGCATCCGTGCCTTCGGCACGGAGAACGAGGTAGACCCCGTGGCTCGCAAGGTCGCTGATAAGCTGCAGGAGATGAAAGACAAGTTGGACCAGACCCTCGAATGGCGCCGAATGGGAGCTCTGAAGGGTATCATCCTGGATGCTGACGGTAGCACCGTCATCTACAATCTCTACACTGAATTCGGTATCACCCAGAAGACCGTGGACTTCGTCCTCGGAACCTCTGGCACCGATGTTCGCGCTAAGTGCATGGAAGTCAAGCGCTACATCGAAGACAACCTCCTCGGCGAGCGCATGACCGAAATTCGCGTGCTGGTGTCCGAGGAATTCTACGACAAGTTCGTCTCCCACTCCAAAGTGCAGGCTGCTTTCCAGAACTGGCAGGCTGCTCAGGAGCGTATTGGCGGCGACATGCGCAGCGGATTCACCTTCGGCGGACTTACCTTCGAGGAATACCGCGCCAAGACCTCCGACCCCAGTGGCAACATTCAGCGCTACATTGCCGCGAACGACGGCCACGCCTTCCCTCTGGGCACCGTCAACTCTTTCAGGACCTTTGCTGCGCCTGCTGATTTCAATGAGACGGTCAACACCATTGGCCTGCCCTATTATGCCAAGATGGAGCGTACCAAGTTTGATCGCGGAATGGAACTGCACGCCCAGAGCAATGTGCTGCCCCTCAGCATGCGACCTGGCATCCTGGTTCGCGTCTTCAGCAGCAACTAAACGGAGGCTACCGTGGCGACGATCTACATCGACAAATCTACGATGATCCTGCTTTTTGGTGAGAAGGAGCTCGCGCAGCTCACCGACCGGGACGGTTCTACCGGAGCCATCGTGGATACGGTGCTGGATCGCGCCATGGCAACCGCTGAGTCCGAGGTGAACTCCTACATCAGCGCTGCCTACACGCTGCCTCTTCCGTCCGTGCCCGAGATACTGAAGACCTTCACGGGTGACATCGCGAGATACTATCTCTACGATGAATCCCCGACGGACCAGGTGTCTAAGCGATACGAGAGGGCAGTAAGTTGGCTCCATGATGTGGCGAAGGGAGTTGTCAACTTGGGGTTCCCCAACACCGACGACAACCCCGAAGCTCCCACTATCGTTGTAGTCTCGTCTCGGACTCAAGTGTTTTCTGACAACGCTTTCAGCAAGATGGGACCGACATGGCCTACTCTCTAACCATCACAGGAGACGCTCCGCTTCAGGCTCGTCTGCAAAAGATTCTCGCAGTCTTGGAGAATCCTACGGATCTGTGGGAAGCGATCGGCTTCGCGATGAAAGAGAACACCCGTCTCCGGATTACGGAGCAGGTAGATGTGGATGGCCAAGCATTTGTGCCTTCCTATCGTGCCCAGGAGCAGGGTGGGCAGACGCTTCTTGATCGTGGACTTCTTAGGAACTCCATTACCTACTTTGCCAACAAGAATGGCGTTGAGTGGGGTGTTCCTTCTGAGTTCCCCTATGCTTGGATCCTCAATGAAGGCGGAACCATCGTACCCAAGACGAAGCCCTTCCTTCGGTTCAAGATTGGTGGAAAATTCGTGTCTCGCCGCAAGGTCACGATCCCCAAGCGTCAGTTCCTCGGTTTCTCCACTTCTGACAAGCAAGAGGTTCTCGACATCATTGAGAGCTTCATCAAAGGATGATAACCATGGACAACTATCTCTCCGCCGAACCCCTGATCATCACTCGCCTGAAGGAGAAGGTTCCGGAGCTCGTTGGCGTCTTCTCTGCTGCCGACCTTGACAGCGTCCAGGAGACGAAGCAGGTGCATCCTGCGGCCCATGTCCTCTACTACGGGGACCGAGTCGTGGAGGGCTCGGGTAGGTCGTCCACTGGCGACTGCCAGACTGTGGACCAGGTCTGGTATGTCATCCTCGTCGTCAAGAACGCACGCGCACAGCTCACCAACGAAGCAGCTCGTGCTGATGCGGGTCCGGTGGTCCTCAAGATTCTCAAAGCTCTACAGGGATGGCAGCCTTCTCCGGAGCACAGCCCTATGAAGCGAGTTAACGGGGCAGCACCTGGTTTCAAGAGCGGGTTTGCCTACCTGCCCCTGTGTTTCACAACCCGCATCACCATCACCGCGTAAGGAGGCAACAAAATGTATTTTCGTGGACAAGGCAAACTTTACATTGGAACCCGGGACTCTCTCGGTAATCCGCAGGCGCTTCGCTGGGTCGGCAACTGCCCTGAGCTCAAGCTCGGTCTGCAGGTCGACAACATCGAACACAAGGAATCCTACTCCGGACAGTCCCTTACTGACCTGAAGATCATCAAGGGCAAGTCTACCAGCTTGAACTTCACGTTGGATGACTTCAACAAGGACAACCTCGCCATGGCTCTCTATGGCACCGCGCTTTCTGTGACCACTGGCGCGGCTATCACGGGTGAAGTCCTTGGTGGCACTCCCAACATCACTGCCCTCGCGGTCGGTCAGGTGTTCGTCAGTTCTAAGCGCAATGTGAGTAGCGCCACCCTCAAGGACAGCACCGGTTCCCCCAAGACGCTGACCAAGGATGTGAACTACACCCTCGAGCCCATCAGTGGTACCATCACGCTGATCGACGTCACGACTGGCGGACCCTTTGTTGGCCCACTGAAGTTGGACTACACGCCTGGTGCTAGTACTGAAGTCGGCATGTTCAACACTCCTCAGAGCGACCTGTTCCTGCGTTTCGTCGGCATGAACAGCGCTGACAGTGGGAAGATCGTTTCCATTGACCTCTATAAGGTCAACATCAACCCCAGTAAGGAGCTCTCCCTTATTACTGACGACCTGGCTCAGATGCAGATCGAAGGTTCGGCGCTCCTCGATTCTACCAAGCCTTCTAGCGCTGCGCTGGGGCAGTTTGGTGCGATCTACCAGCAGTAAGGAATACGGCTCGGCGGGGTGCCGGTAAACTCCGCCACCTTCTCTACCGCCTCACTTCTTGGAGAACCCCATGGAATCCGTCGATCTCACCACCCTCATGCCTAACGGCCAGAAGGTCAATATCACTGACTGCGAAGGAACCATCAAGGAAACGCTCATCATTATGCCTTTCGTATGGAAGCAGTTCCGTGAGGTGGCCAAGCTGGTTCAGCCCATCAAGATGCACACGGATGAGAAAGGCGAGCTCGATCTCATGAAGCTCGTGGGTGACCATGGTGAAGAGGTTACCGACATCATTGTGGTTGCTACTGGCAAGCCCAAGACCTGGGTTGATGAGCTCGATCTCGTCAACGTTCTCCAACTCGCGGCCGCCATCATGCAGGTAAACCGCGATTTTTTCTCCCAGAAACTGGCTCCTCAACTTCGAGAACTGGCGGCGAGGTTGTCGAGTGGGCCGAGGTAATCGACACACTCATTGCTCGCGGTCATCGCTGGCCTGACATTCAGGAATATACGCTCTCTCAGGTTATCCTCTTCTACAAGACAGCAGTTGTAGCAAGCGGTAGAGAGCGAGCAAGCAACGTGATTGACATGGCTGTTGCCTATCACGCCAAGCAGCAAGATCGATCGAAATACGTCAAGTCATTGGACAAGCACACGAAGTAGGAGATGACCATGGGTGCAGGTGATTTTAACATCAGCATTAAGCTCGATGCGGGAGTCACTGGCGCCCAGGACGTCAAGAATATCACTCTCAACATCGGGCAGCTTTTTGCTGGAGCAGTTGAGGGCAATTCGAAAACTGCCGAGGCTGCAAAGAAGACCAAGGACGAGATGACGAAGACTCAGGCTGCCGCCTCTGCGCTGGCCAAAGAGTTCGCTAATACGTTCAAAGTCGACGTCACAAGTGGCTTTAGTAAGGGCCTGGAGGACGCGAATGGCCAAATTAAGAATCTCATCGGCAGCCTGACATTGGCGGGACTCGCGACGCAGGCCATCACGGCGGTATTCCGCACGATGAAGGACGCCGTCACTTCCGTCGTGTCTGAGGGTATGAAGATGAATGAGTTCTTGGAGACATCCAAGCTCGGCATCGCCACGTCTATTCAGGCCCAGTATGAACTGCGCAATGTACAGGGACAAATACTTGAAGGACAGGACGCTTACAACGCTGCCCTGAAGATGAGCGAAGAGCAGATGAGGCAGATTCGCATTGCGGGTCTCGAAACTGCAGCTACCTCTCAGGAGCTCGTCAAGTCCTTCCAAACGGCCACTGCCGTTGCAGCCAGTCAGAATATCACGGACCTGAACAAGATTCGGCAGCTCACGGTGGACGTGACGAATGCCGCTACAGCACTTGGTGTCGCTCAGTCCGAAGTGCCAACGGCAATCCGTGGTATCATCATGGGCCGCATGGTTGAGGAAAATACGCTTGCTCGAATCCTGGTGGGCACCAGTGAGCAGGTGCGCCTCTGGCAGCAACAGGGTGTTCTTATCGATAAGCTGAATGAGCGCCTCAAGCCGTTCAGTGAGGGCGCCAAGCAAGCAGCCAGCTCATGGGCAGTCGTGAAGTCCAATATCGAGGAAGCCTTCCAGGTATTCTCTGGCGAAGTGACTTCTGGTCTGTTCGACCAGTTAAAATCAGTCGCAAACGATGCCATGTCTGGCATGTTTGACACCAAGAACCTTGGCATCAGCGAGCAGTTCTCAGCCATCACAGACACGGTGAAGAGCCTCTTCAATGGCGTGGGTGTTGTGATCGCTGATTCTCTCAAGGGTAGCGTCTCCTTCCTCCAGGACATCAACAAATTCCTGGTAGATAACGCCTCTTACCTCGAGGAGTGGAAGCAGGGGTTCCGCGAGGTCTGGTTGGCCGTGAAGGAGGTCTTTAAGAGCGTCTGGGACCTGACTAAAACCTTGATGGGAGCGCGCAAGGAGACTGGAGAACTCAGCTTCATCTTCACAGAGATATCAGTGGGGCTCAAGACTGTGGCTCTGCTCGTGGCTGGTGTCGCCGACGGGGTTCGCGTGATCGGCGGTTCCCTTATCTGGGTGGCAGGCCTTCTGACGGATCTAGTTCTTCAGCCCCTGCGGATGTGGCTCAA